TTTTTTGTTGATGGAAGAAGACCGGCTTCGTCCGGAGGTTATTCCTAATACCCGCTGTCCTGCAGTAGGGTCGTTAGAAAAGGCGTTGAAACGCGCATGGGCTGAACTCTGTCTAGAATTCGTTGGAATTCCGGAGTACGTTTACCTTCCCGAGGGAAGGCGCTCATGTGTGTCCCTACGCACCTCATGGGATCGTTGGATCAAGTTATGCCTGGAACGGTATAGCAGGCATTCTAGAGTTGGGAGTAGACTTCGGTTGGCTCTCAAGTCGACAAAGCGCATTTTCGATGCGCCTTGTAGGGAATGTGACCGTGGTTTAGCGAGTCAGGCGAAGATGGAGTGGAGGAATCATGTCGCCCGCGACGTGCCACTCTCTCAGAGACCAAGCGGTATACATCTCGAGGAACTGCGGAAGGCAGTGAGAGAAAATATATGCGGTTGGGGTAGGCGGTTGGAGGTAAGAAGGAAGATGACGGGAGAGGAGCCGTCTTTGTGCGAGTACGTCCCTGACCAGCAGGGGTGTTATGAGGTAACTACTCGGGAAGGAGGTACACTTGCGTGCGGACCGGAAGCCTACTCTGGTAGGTGGTCGTGTGTTCGCCTTGGGTGTGCCAAAACGAAGGGTAAGTTCAGGACTGTAACTATGCAGTCAGCCGAGGTTAAGCGCGTGTTAACCCCGGTGCATAATGCTCTCTACGATCACATCACCTCCTTCGGGTGGTGTGTCCGTGGGGACGTCACTAAAGGGGACTTCGAGGTTGTCGCTCGGGATTTGCGACCAGGTGAGCTCTATATCAGTGGGGATTATTCCGCGGCCACTGATAACATCTACCTGGAAGCAGTATCTGTAATAGTCGACGAGATCTCAAAGAGTCCGGAACTTACGGTTCTGGAAAGGAGTGTGTTGCTCGGAAGTTTCGATAACATCCGTTACAAAACTACGTCTTGCATGGTTGGAGAACACCATCCCATCAAGAGGGGGTCTATGATGGGAAACCTTATCAGTTTCCCGATCCTCTGCCTCCTGAACAAGTGTAGTTGGGATATCTCTTGTGATATCCGTAATGAGTGTGATCGGAGCCGCAAGGGCAGGTTCAACGGTGATGATTGTATCTTTTGTGGTGATGCGGATTTCTTCCGTACTTGGAAATCGGTCACTTCGAGATACGGATTCATCGTTAATGAAGAGAAAACAGATCGTAGCGGACGATGGTTGGACCTAAACAGTCAAACCTACGACGTCCGAGGCCATCGGATGGTGGCTAAAGCGACTCTGGGATTTCTTCGTCCTGCCCGAACGGATCCTGGCGACATGCTTGCTGAAGTTGTTCGGTCTCTCGTAGGGTTCTCGCGTGTTAATGTCCTTCGGGTCATTATCATGCTCCGCTACGAGATCTCCCTTCGGGGAGTGGTCAGCAGTGTCGGATGCTTGACTAGCTGGATGCGGAAGCAACTTGTAAAGAAGCGTTGGTTCCGGGACGCCGCCATCATGGGCGGTGCCCCCGTCATAGAAAGAGGTTCTCGGAGGAGTGTCGAGGTGATTGTCGACAGGCCTCCAAGGGAGCGGTTCTACGGTATAGTTACCTCTGCTAGTGCCAGACTACAGAGGGAGAATACAAATGAGTGGATGGGAAAAAGGGTTCGCCCTTTGGAACAGAAGCTTGACCGAGAGTCCTGGTATCGGACCCGTAGGAGGCACGTTTCCTTCTCCCTGAATCGTAGATTCGAATGGGCCGGTGTGCGTTGGGCCTTTGTTTGGCCGAAGTCTTTGTTTGATTGTTGGAAAGACTTCCCCATTTTTCATAATGGGAACTCACACTGGTGCGCTGAACATCCCTTCCTTACGATCCGCCCGCGGATCGTTGAGGTCGGCAGCCCATATCTACGCTCTTACCCCCCTCCGGCTACACTGCTCATCGGTGTAGATCGATCATCGCCGTTCTAACCTGTAGACGGCGGCATTCTGTCACAGGGAGGTGACATAGCTCTGTAAAGGAGACATACTAACTCGGTGTTAGTAGACTGGTTCGACCGATTTCCTCGGCTTCGAATAATGACCCCGTTGCGAGGGCGCCAGTTCAAAGCATCGACGCTTGGCCTCTGGTCTCCGTTTCCCCCTCGTGCTCACCACCCTATCCCGTTCCCTCTACCCTACCGGTTGTTTTCCGCTAGGATGTATGAGATCTGGGGCGTAGCGTCCTACCGAGAGGTAAGGTTCGCCGGGTGAGAGTTGTGAAGAAGAGGTGTGGGGGAGGCACACCGCTATGTTGCCGCACATGAGAA